AGGGTTGGATCTGTCGCGCGTGCGCGACCTCACGGCGTTCACGCTGACCTGGTTGCTCGACGCGACGAAGGATCAGTGGAAGTTCGCGTCAAAGACGTGGTTCTGGACACCACTCGACACCCTGAAGGAGCGCGCCAAGGCCGACCGGGCGCCCTATGACATCTGGACGCAGCAGGGCTTCCTCGAGGCGGTGCCAGGGCCGCGCATCAAGTACGCGTGGCTTGCGAACGCGCTGCTCGAGCTGAATGCGCGCTTCCACCCGGTGATGATCGGCGCCGATCAGTACGGGCTAGAGCAGCTGAACGAGGCGCTCGGAGCCGTCAACGGGTCTCTGCCGACCGAGGTGCATCCGCAAGGCTTCCAGCGCCGCGTCGTCGGCGAGCGGGCCGAGGAAGCGCAGAAGGAATCCGGCGCCGAGGACGTCGTCCTCTGGATGCCGGACTCGATCAACAAGCTGGAGGCGGCGCTGCTCGAGCAACGGATCACGATTGACCCTAACCCGGTCATGCGCATGTGCGCCGGCGGCGTCGTCTATGAGCAGAACCGCTCGGGTCATCGCATGTTCGCCAAGGACAAGGCGACCACCCGCATCGACGGGATGGTGTCTCAGGCGATGAGCGTCGGCATGGCGACCACTACCAAGCAAAAGGCCGAGCCGGGATTGGTGCTGCTATGAGCTGGCTCGCAAATCTGCTCGGCATCACCGAGCCGGCGCTCGTGGTGCCGGAAAACTTCGAGCCGCCGAAGAACATGGAGCAGACTCCGATCACGGAGTTTCGCTACGGGTCGCAGGCCTGGAACGAGCTGTTCGGGACCGTCCGTGGTCTGCCGCCGCTCAATGAGCATAGCGCGCGGTCGGTGACTGCGATCACGGCGTGCGTGAACCTGATTTCGGGCGTCACGGCGACCCTGCCGGCGTCAATCATGGGTGTCGACATCCCGACCGGAGAACGCACTCCGCTTGTGACGGACGATCTGCTCTGGGTCTTGAACGAGGAGATGTCGCCGCTCTGGCCGGCCTCGGTCGGCTGGGAGTTCCTGGTCGCCTCGATGTTATACGAGGGCGACGCCGTCGCGATCATCAAACGCGATCGCGTCACCTATCGCCCGATCGGGCTCGAGCCGGTGCATCCACTCCGCGTGCAAAACACCATCTCACCGGCCAAGCGGATGGTTTATCTGATCTCGCCGCTGGTCCTGCCGAACGGCCAGGTGGTCGGCGAGACCGAGCTCTACGATCAAGATGATATCATCCACGTGCCGGGGTTCGGCTTCAATGGGCTGCGTGGCATGTCGCCGCTGCGCTATTCCTTGCGCAATGCTGGCGCGGTCGCGCTGGCCGCGCAGGAATACGCTGGGCGGTTCTTCGTCAACGGCGCGCGGCCGGATTATGCGCTCGCGACCGATCAGTCTCTTGCCGCTGCGAAGATCAAGGAAATTCAGGACCTGATCGACGAGCGGCATCGTTCGGTCGAGAACGCGCATCGGCCGATGCTGCTGCACTCCGGCCTCAAGATGACCAGCCTGCAGATCTCGCAGGCTGACATGCAGCTGCTGGCGCAGCGGCAATTCCAGGTCGAGGAGATCGCGCGCGCCTATGGCGTGCCGCCGTTCATGATCGGCCACAACGAAAAGACCACGTCATGGGGCTCCGGCGTCGAGGCGATGTCGATCGGCTTCGTGCGCTACACGCTGCGGCCGCATCTCAATCGCTTCCAGGTCGAATTGAATCGCAAGCTGTTCCGGACGGCGGCGCGCATTGTCGTGTTCGATACCTCGGATCTGGAGCAGGCCGACACCAAGACGCTCTACGACTCGCTGCGGTCTGCGGTGGGGCGTGCCGGCGAGCCGCGCATCATGACGCCGGACGAGGCGCGTGCGCGTCTGCGGCTCAAGGCCATGAAGGGCGACGCTGCCAAGCTCGGCGTCAATGCCGGCGCCGGTCCAGCGCCTTCCCGTTCGAATGATTCCGCCAAAGAGGGGACCGAGGCGCCATGACGCACCGCTTGTTCAATCTGTTCCGGGCCAATGCCAAGCGCGGCTCGTTCCGTGCCGACGCTGCGACCAACACGATCGAGCTGTACGACATCATCGTCTCCAGCGAGGAGGAGGCGGCCTGGTATGGCGGCGTATCGCTGCAAGGTTTCGCCAACGCGCTGCGCGGCATGTCGGGCACGGTCCATTTGCGCATCAACTCGCCGGGCGGCGACGTGTTCGCCGGCCACGCCATGGCGCAGCTGATGAACGAGTACGATGGCGAGATCATCGCGCATGTCGACGGTTATGCCGCATCGGCCGCGTCTGTCGTCGCGATCGCGGCCGACAAGGTTATGATGGCTCCGGCATCGATGATGATGATCCACAAGGCCTGGACCTGGGGCGTTGGCAATGCTGACGACCTGATGGCGACGGCCGAGCTGCTCGAAAAGATCGACGGTCAGCTGGTTCAGCAATACGCCAAGCGAAGCAACGGCAAGGCGACCGCTGACGAGTTCATGGCGATGATCGCGGCTGAGACCTGGCTGACGCCGCAGGAGGCGATCGACTGCGGCCTCTGTGACGAAATCGCGCCGGAGAAGGACAAAAAGTCCAGCCAGGCGCGCGCCATGTGGGACGTCTCAGCGTTCAAGCGCGCGCCCGCCCCGCCGGCAACATCAACGCAAGATCCCGCCGTGGTCGCCACCGCTGTCGCGGCCGCCGTCGCCGAATCCGAGCATGTGCAGCGCCGCCGGCTGCTGCAGATGCTCGCCAACGCTGCCTAAGCGCGCCGCGCCAAGCAGGCCTGCCGCCACGGCCATGTGGCCGCGGCGCTCTCCAACCATGTCACAACGAGGATGGACATGAGCCTTCAGCAACTCAGAGAACAGCGTGGCGCGATCGCGGCCAAGATGCGCGCGCTGACCGATAAGCCGGCCGACAAGTGGAACAAGGAAACCGATGGCGTCGAGTGGGACAAGCTGCTGGCCCAGCTCGAGGAGGTCGATGCCGCGATCGCTCGCATCAACCGGATGAACGCCCTGGCGGCCGAGCAGCTCGATCGTGATGCGATTGCCGTGGTCGCCGAGCGTGTCGCGCACGACAAGAAGTCGCCACAGGCGCTGATCTTCGCCAAATGGCTGCGCGGCGGCGACCAGGCGCTGACGGCCGAAGATTGGGCGTCGTACCGTGGTGCGGTCCAGAACACGATGTCGACCACGACGGGCTCGCAGGGCGGCTACACGGTCCAGACCGAGGTCGCCAAGCAGGTGCTCGATGCGCTCAAGGCCTATGGTGGCATGCGTGCGGTCGCGGAGGTCTTCCAGACCGCCGGCGGCAACCCGATGCAGTATCCGACCTCGGACGGCACGTCCGAGACCGGCGAAATTATCGGGCAGAACACGACAGCGACCGGGCAGGACATCAGCTTCGGTACGCTGCCGCTGAACGTCTACAAGTTCTCGTCCAAGTTCGTGGCGGTCCCCTTCGAGCTGCTGCAGGACTCCTCGGTCGACGTCGAGGCATTCGTCACCAAGCGGTTGATCACGCGCCTCGGCCGTATCACCAACACCAAGTTCACCGTGGGTGCCGGCGACGGCTCCAACGAGCCGAATGGAGTGATCACCGCTGCCGGCGTGGGCGTAACTGCAGCGAACGCGACCTCGCAGGTCACGGCAGTGATCTACGACAGCTTGGTGGACCTGCAGCACTCGGTCGATCCGGCCTATCGGGCTGCCGGCACCTGCAAGTTCATGATGCACGATCTGTCGGTCAAGGTGGTCCGCAAGATCAAGGACTCGCAGGGGCGGCCGATCTTTGTGCCGGGCTACGAGGTCGGGTCGCCGAAGGGGGCTCCTGACTCGATCCTCGGCGATCCGATCCAGGTCAACCAGGACATGGCGCAGATGGGGGTGAGCGCCAAGTCGATCGCTTACGGTGATTTCTCTTACTACAAGATCCGCGACGTGATGGACGTGACCATGTTCCGCTTCACGGACTCCGCCTTCACGAAGCTCGGCCAGGTCGGCTTCCTGGCCTGGATGCGGTCGGGCGGTAACCTGATCGATGTTGGCGGCGCGGTGAAGCTGTTCGTGAACGCGGCGAGCTGATCGCTCTGGACGAGGACTGGATAGTGGAAGGGCCGGGGCGATGCTCCGGCCCTTTTTTGTAGGGCCTGCTTTATCCGGCCAATGTTCGCAAATTGCGAAGTTTAGAGGGGTCGAAGCCATGAAGATCTACATGCTGTCCTTCCACTCGCTGCCGAAGGGGCCGGAGCTGAAACC